AAGCAGCAGCTAGATCCCTACGCACTGAGGGAATACTGACTGAGGCACTCCAGATTTGACCCTGATGGGAAATAACCTGTTGCTTATAAGTAAAGGGAGACTGAGAGACAGCTACAGCATTTACAGCACGTAACTCAATGCTCTCTATGCCAATAGTTGTAGGTGTATTAAGAGGGTAACTTATAGCCATTGTTTATCCAAATACTGATTTCATTGTGCCGCCCCTACGCCTCTGGTTCATAACTGTACCTATAGACTGGTTGATGATAGCTGGTGAGGCTTGAGCTATTGTCTTAGTAATAAGTCTCTTAGTATCGTCTGAGGTATTGGCTGAGATATTAAAGGTTTGGTTTACTACTGTGCCACCTGTACTCTGACCTTTAGTGTGGTCTACGACAGTCTCTCTAGGGTGTAGCATAGCCATAAAGCCACCCTTACCGTCTAAACCACCTGATCTTGGGCCTGAACCTGTGTAGCCACCACCGTCTGCACTAGGTAAGTTTGGCCCTTGTACTGGCCCAGCCATATAACCCTGTATAACACCTGAGATAGAGTTTACCATCTTCTCAACAACAAGTATTCTGTAAAGTTGTTGTATAATATCTCTAGCCATAGCTTTGAAAGCATCTTTGGCTGATGAAGTGCCATCTATTATTGTCATGAAGAAATTATCGAAGGGAGCGGCTAGTTGATCACCAGTTTCTTTAAGCTTTTCTACTGCTGCGTCTTGGGCTGCTATAGCATCGGCAAGCCTCTTTCTATCCCTTATTTCTTCTTCTCTTTCTTTTTTACGTTTAGCCGCCTCTGATGCTCTAGCCCCTGCTCTAGCTGCTGCTTTATCTAGTCTTTCTTTTTCTTTTCTGTCACGCTCTTCTTGTGCTTTTCTGTCTTTATAAATTTGTGCGGCTTTACTGTTACTGTCTTGATTAATAAAAATAGGCGTTGAACCCATTCTCATTTGAGCAGCAGCCTCACGTTCTATGTAACTCATTCTTGTTTCATGGTCAGCTTTTGCTCGTTCCATGACTCTTTTTGCATTTTCAAGAGTTACTTCCTTCAACCTCTTTTGCATGGCAGAGTGTTCATCTGCAATCAACTGACCCTGTTTTTTTCTGGCTTTATTAAGTATCTCTTGTATTTCTTCTTCACGCTTTAATTTATCTTCAGCAGATTCAACAGATGCTCTTTGTTGTAGAAGTGCTATTCTCTCTTGAGCTTTCTTAACAGCCTCTTCTGCTGCCTTAACGTCAGAATCTATTGTAGGTAAACCAAGAAGTGAACCAAACCAACTGTTCCCAGTTTCAACTTCAGGGGTATCCTCTAAGGTCTTTATTAACTCTTTTAGTTCTTTTTGCGCTGTTGTTAAATCCTTTTTTGCTTGCTCAAGAGATTCAGAAGATAAGAGTTCCTCCACAGTCATTCCTGCTGCTGCTGCTCTTTGAGTAAGGACAAACTTCTCAAGGCTTTTGTCTAGGCTATCTAATGCACTTTTAGCTGCATCTGCTGATTCTGCTGTCTTATCTAAGGCCTCATTGCTTCTCATCCAGTAAGCACCAAAAGCTGTTACTAGAGGGATAATAATACCAAGACCCGCAGATAAACCTATTGCTGCTTTAGCTGTAATGCCAAGTTGAGTTGCTACAAGGGGAAGCACCCCAACTAACTGAGAAGCCTGTTGTCCAAACGCAACGAAGGCGCTAGTACCAGACTGTACCTGTACAATAAAGTCACTTACTTGATAACCTAACTGTTGAGTAGCGACACCCATGCGATTAGATTTCTTTTGAGCCACTAAAGCGGCATCACCGAACTTATTAAAAGCAACAGAGGAAGTCTCACCAAAGACTTTCATACGTGAATTAACTACGTTAAAAGCTGTCTTGTTTGTTGCTGCCCACTTCTTTGTAGCAGTCATCGCCTTTGTTATGTCGGATATATCTACTCCAACTTTTATGTCAGCTTGCGCCATGAGCCATCCCTATAAAGACTGAATCTACCATTTTAATTGCTCGGATCTCCCAAGAAGATAAAGGTGTATCAGTAAGTTCTTTCCATGTTTTAATGTCTTGGTAACTTATCGGGCTTGGTCCTGAGAACCCCATAGACCTTCCGTTGCTTATTGCAATAAAGGCAGACCAAACATGAGACATAAGCAATGGGAAGTCGGGGCCATCTAATGCTTTTGGTCTGTGTCCAGTCTGCCTCTCTACTTGCTCTAAATGTTCACGTTCTGATATGCCTGATTTGTCGGGCTTACTGACAGAAAACTCATGTTCTGCGTAATCAACAAGATCTTCAATCAAGCCTTCATAAAACTTAAGTAGTCTGCAACTTGTTCTTCTATTTGATTTCTTATCCAGAAGACTTCTGTGTAGGTGTCTTTGGCCTTACTTACAGATAGTTTAGGATTTTCCCCATTATAAAGCAGGTGCCACTCTTTAGTAGTTTTCGCAAGTAGCTCTATGCCAATCTCTTCTATCTCTTCCGCTGTAAACTCAGTTTTCTTTTTACTCTGGGCTTGCTTAAGACGTTTATTTGTTTGTTCATAGAGTACTTTTTTATACTCTTTAGAGTGAGGGGCATACATAGTTATGGTCATAGGTTTCTTACTGTTATCATACAAGATGCTTCCATCTGCGGGGTGTGTAAGATTTACAACTACAACGTCACTGGTTGGGGTAAGGTCTTTTAAGTCCATGTCGAGTTTCCTTATCGGGTTAAAAAGTTGTCGGGTTAGTTTATTAAAAGGGGAAGCATCAGACCCGACACCAATGCCTCCCCACCCTAGCTAGGGAACCTTATGCAGAGCGAGTAATCTGCAAGTTAGTGTTTGCGTCATCATCACGCAGGGCAATAAATGAAGCTGTAATAATTCTACTTGTTGGGCCATCTACTCCAACATCAGCAGAGTTAATTTTAACCCTTGGGAAGGTGAACGTCATTGTATTTGTACCATCCCCTACTTGTACCTCTAATGCTGTCTCTGTCTCATTTACAAAGCGGTCAATAAAAGAGTTGTCCTCAAAGTACATAGAAACTGTACCTTCAACCTCTGCACGACCAAACTCTAGGCTTGGGGCAGAGTCACTACCTATAACAAAAGTAGGGGCAAAGCCATTTGTAAGTGTAAAGTCAAGACCAGTTACAATAGTTGTAGCACCTAACGACGACCCTGAGTTTGCAATTTTAACATTACCACTGTAGGCATCAAAGGGTTTGGGGGTAGTATCTGGTGGGGTAAGATCAGCAGCAGCAGGTGTAAATCCCACATCTGTGGATAATGTCATCTCTTTACCGACCATACCATATGTAGCGGTAATCATCTGGTTGGGTGCGATAGAAATACCTAAGCTGTTTACTGTCATACCTGTAAAACGTCTTACAAGACCACTACTTCCATTAAGATCATCGGCACGATCTTCGATAGTAAAAAACTTAGGTGCCACACCAACTTCAAGTACATTAGAAGTTTCTGCACCAAAAGTAGACAGCATAGCTGATTCTAATAGCAAATCGTAGTCAGCGTCACGCAAGTCAGCTACGATATCCCCAGCCACTTGTTTATTTCCGTGACGATCAACTCTCGGCATACGATCACTTTCAATGTCAGTGCCAGCTACACGGTCTTTTGTCATGTTTAGGGAGTGTGTAGAAAATGGTAAATTAGTATCTGGTGTTATTGCTGTCCCGAATGAAGTCTCTGTTTTAAAAGACAGACTGGAACGAGAACCTTGTGCGAAGGCCATAATGTATTCTCCTAATTATTATAGACGTACCAGCCGATAGTTATCGGAACGTAGTACCAAGGTGCATCTAAGAAACCTTGCCTTCTTTCAGCGTAGTCAATAGATACAGTTATTGTTTCATCCCCAGTGTAGGAGATCTTAGTAGTTGCTTCAAAAGCCTCTAGTATTGTATTAGCTAAACTGTCAGCAGCGGCGGGGCCATTACCTTCTGGGGTGTAGGCAGTTACAACAAATATACCATCGTATCTCTGTTGTGGGTTTAAACCTCTTACAGAGGGTCTACGTAGTGTAGGAATAAAGTTAGTTTGTAGGTAACTTGTCCCTGTTGTAGGGCTAAATGAGACATTCTCATAAGCTATACCCGTAGGTAAATTAGAGGTGTTAGCTAACTTGTTCTCAAGTGCTGCCCGTATGTCATTATAGATACTAGCCATGAATGTTTCTCACTTGGTCATAAACGAAATATCCAGCTTTAGTCCAATTAGGGCCACCAATCTCTACTACTTGAGCGTGAGGACTATCATTACGCAAGGTAATTTTTTCAACCTTAGTTAAGTCTAAGGCATTGATATCTTCTACTAAGTTATTCATGCCCTCTTCTGCCATAGCTGGGTCATTTTTTCGTTTGGGTCTATTACGAGAGGATTTACCTCTTCCTCTTGAACTTGTATTAGTTTGAAATGAGTGTGAGGTAATGTAAGCGCCAGTGTCTATGGGAGACAAATCAACAGCAGTTCTTGCTATATTTGTGAGTTTACTGTACACTAAGTCCTCAAGGTTTTCATCTATAGACCCAACCTTTTTTTTAAGGCTTGGCCTTACCTTTAGTGTTGTTTGTTTAGACATTACTCTCTCACATCACACAAGAAACAAATCTTGACCCCATTAGAAAATATAGTAACAACAGAAATAACATTAACTGTGTCACCGTTACCAATAATCTGATCTTCGTCATCGGGTTCTACT